GATGCCGACTATGTAGAACAGAACGAACTGATCACAATGAACGGACAGGTAGATGTAGTATCCTCTCTGTCCTATTTGCGGTTGAACAGGATGGTAGTTAGGTCTGCTGGGACAGGCGGGGCCAACGCAGGTGCCATAACAGCTAAGGATGCTACCAACACCAGAACGATGGCTAACGTAGCAGCCGGGGACAACCAGACTCTGATGACGCTTTGGACAGTACCCGCCGATCATGACGGGCAGATAGCTGTGTTTTGGGCAGGTTCAGCTACAGCGAAGACCAGTATAATTGATCTGGTGGTGAGACCCTTCGGAGAAGTGTTTCAAGTGAAACGAAGAGTGGTACTCAATGCCAGCCATGAACAAAACGTGTTCACGTTCACAGAGTTCGTACCGGAGAAGTCTGATATAGAGGTAACAGGAATAACAACGGGCGGCGGTGGAGCGATATCAGCAGGATTTGATATGCTGTACCACCATCATTAATAAGGAGATAACAAATGGCAAGAGGAGTAAAACAAAAGAAGTCTGGACTGAACGTAGATTCTAGCATCTGGGATGCGGTTAAGTCCGCTAAGGATCGTAGGAAACAACTGGATGCTGCTGCTGGTACAGAACACAATAAAGTGGATGATCTGTCTGAGGCTCTGGACACAGAAGGTATGACAGATATGGAAAAGGATATCTTCGAGAACTAGGAGGGAACATGGGGGAAGCTAGAATAAACTTATCAGAACAACAGATGCTAGCTATGTCGCATGTAGCCAGTCCGTTCTTGTGGGTAACAGATAACAACCTGCAACTAGCAACTGGGCCGTACTCAGTTAAGTATCATGAGTACCAACAGGCTTGGTTGGAGGAGCACGCTAGACAACAATGTTTTATAAAGGGGGCACAAATTGGAGCATCTGAAATCAATGTACTTAAGACTCTACATGGACACGTACACGGAAAGTATAATCAGGGTAGCCTGTATCTCTTTCCAACTCGTGATGATGTAAAGGACTTCAGTAAATCTAGGTTCGATCCTCTGTTAGAGCAGAATCCGTTCATCGGAGCCTACGTCAAGAACACTGACAGCCAGAACATCAAGAAGATAGGCCGAGGGTTCTTATACCTGCGGGGTGCCCGGAGCACCAAAACTGTAGGTGGACAGAAGAAGTCTTCATCTCAGCTCAAGACCATCTCGGTTGACCGGGTTGTGTTCGATGAGTTCGATGAGATGGAAGAGTCCATGATCGCTCTGGCTCGATACAGGGTAGCGCACAGTAAGATAAAGGAACTGATCTACCTCAGCACACCGACCATCCCAGATTATGGGATCGACAAGTTGTACCAAGCAAGTGATCAAAGGGTGTGGATGGTAGAGTGCCCTAAGTGTGGGAAGGAAGCAAGTCTAGACCTTGAGTTCCCTAATAGCATTCGTCGTCGGTTGGACGGGACTGCTTACCGTGCTTGCGTTCATTGTCTGGGAGAAGTCCACCCCGGAAAGGGTCGCTGGGTGGCCCAGTACGAAAACAGAGACTTTGTTGGTTGGTGGATCAGTCAGCTCAATAGTATGTACGTTGACCCTACTGATATTTTAGATATGTATGAAGACCCACCTTACGGGAATCTCAGTGAGGTGATGAACAGTACGCTGGGGCGTGCTTATATCCCAGCAGAGAACAGATTAACCCACGCAGAGGTGTATTCCTGTTGTGGTGACGAACCCATGCTGAACAAGCATGAAGGCCCAACGTGTATGGGAGTAGACGTTGGTACCAAACTGCATGTCGTGATAGCCCAAAAGTTGACTCGCAAGACTATGAAGGTTATTAAGATAGGTAGGTATGACAGCTTTAATGATTTGCACGACCTTGCGAGAGACTTCAATGTGAAGTCGGCTGTAATAGATCTTTTCCCAGAGAAACGTAAAGTGGTGGAGTTCCAGAAGAGTGAGAATTTCTCAATCTTCGGGTGCAATTACGTTGAGACTCGGACTGGTCAGATCGCTTGGGACGAGAAGGATCACATCATCAAGGGTAATCGAACAGAAATCTGTGATATGACACATGAGCTAGTTTCTGCGCCCGGTGGTCTCGTTCTTCCTCGAAGAAACCAAGAGATTGATGAGTTTGTAAAGGAAGTATGTAACATAGCGAAGGTTCTAGATGAAGATCCTAACACAGGATCAAAGACGTTTCGATATAAGAAATTGTCTGTGAACGATCATTATAGACACGCACTAAACTATGCTTTACTTGCTTCTGAAAGAGTGGGCACAGTATCTGACAGTAAATTAATTAACCGTTTCTTTCACGGAAGGAGACGTAGGACTTGGTTAACGTCCTAGGGAGGGAGTAATATTATGAGTGGAATTATACATTTTGGTAGTGGTAAAGAATTAGAAATCACTGAACTAGAGTTCAGCAGAATGGGGCCGAAGTTAAACGCTAAGGGTATCAGGACACAGGTTACAATGGACGGGCACATGATCCCGTTGAATAGTTCGACTATGGAATACATCGAACACATACCTGAACCAGAGGCAGATAAGAAAGACGAAGTCGCAGCTATTATAGCACAAGAGACGGTAGTGGTGGAACTTAAAGAAGAGCCATCGGAGCCGCCTAAGCCTAAAACACAGGATGAGTTGCTAGCTGAGATGGTAGAAAAGTCTAACTGTGAACACGAATCAGAGAAACTAACGATGTACATCCAGCATACGGCAAAGGGATACAGATACTTTCCAGTATGTAGTTTCTGTGGCAAACGTGAACGCTATGTCAGTGAGAAGAAAATACTAGATGGTGCATACAAAGGGACAGTCAACGAGAAGTGGACTGCCGATGATATCGCCAACGCAAAACCGTGGGTAGAGGTATAATAAATGTTTGAGATACTAAAGCAGAAGAAGAAGTTGGAGAAAGCTAAAGGACTGTTCATAGATGCCCTCAACAAGGACACCAAATGGCAGAACGATGCTCGTGAAGACTTCAAGTTTCGTGATGGTGATCAGTGGTCTGACGAAGAGAAACAGATCCTCGAAGAGGAACTGAGACCTATACTTACGTTCAATCTAGTTAAGTCTAGTATAGATTTGATTATGGGTATGAACGAGGATAATAGGATAGTGTACCGTGCCAGTCCTACTGAGCCTACGGATGCTTTCCTCTGTGAGGTTCTCAACGATCTATCTGACTTTGAGAAAGAGATCAACAACTTTGAAGAAGAGGAAGACGGTGCCTTGGAGTCTGCGGCTATATGTGGTCGTGGATGGGTAGGCATCGACTTTCAACCTGACCCTGAGAGGTTCGGTGACATAAGAATGACAGAGATAGATATCCCTGTTCATGAGGTTCACTTCGATCCAGCAGCACGTAGGCCGACCTTGCAAGATGCGTCCTACTTGGTGTGGGATAGGTGGATGACCAAAGAAGATTTCAAGATCAGGTTCCCTAAAGTGGGGCCGAAGAAAATGCAATCTTTACTTGAGGCTAGCTCCGGTTATTCTGCGACCTCTGATCCGATGTCGAGTGATGGCATCCCGATCAGTGATCCACAGTCTGCGGATTTTGAACGTGAGATGGACAACGATATTAATTTCTACGACAGAACACGCAACATGCTTAGGGTAGTCCACATGGAGTACTGGGAATACTATAAGCGATACTACGTCTATAATCCCGAGAAAGGAGAGTTCCGAGAGTTCGGATCTAACCCAACCACAGAACAGAAAGAAGAGTTCTTGCTTCAATTCGGGGAAGAGATGACGATAGAGATCATGTATGATAAGCGGGTCAAGTGGCTACAGTTCATAGGTGAAGAGATTCTTTTCGATGACGAATCCCCATTACCATTCAATGGCTTCAGTATTGTGCCTATGTTTGCGTACCGGGACGTTAGTAAGAGAACTAACAATCACTTCGGGCTAGTCCGTCTTATGAAAGATCCGCAGAGGGAGGTCAACAAAAGATGGTCACAAGCACTGAACATGTTAAATCAACAAGTACAGCCGGGAGTATATGCAGAGACAGATGCCTTCGTAGACGAACGCCAAGCTCTACAGAGTATGAAAGTAGCTGGCGACATTACGTGGGTGAACGCTGGTGCTCTTACTGGCGGGAAGATAAAGGAGCGTACTGTCCCAACTTTTCCAAATGCCCCTATGCAAATGGAGCAATTCAGTCAGGATATAATGAAGAAGATAACTGGAATAAATCCAGACTTGCTTGGGCAGGATCGAGGACGACAAGAGCCGGGTGTCGTGGTGCGTTTGCGGCAACAGCAAGGTATGACTCTTCTAAAGCCCCTGTTCAGAAACTTCAATTTCATGAAGAAGGAACTGTTTAAGAGACAGCTCTCTATTATAATGGAGTTCATGCCTGATCGACAGATCATAAAGATCTTAGGGCAGAACGACAGATACCAGATAGATCCTCAGACAGGTATCATCACTGATATGATGTCGGCACAAGAGACCGAGCAAGGAACGATATATACTCGGCAAGCTGCTATCCGAGATGTCCGTAGCCTATCGTACAATGTGACAGGCGAGGAAGCACCGGGTAACATGTCTAAGAGGATGACAGAACTACAGACCCTGATCGAGATGCAGGAAACAATCCCTGTACCACCTCAGCAGATAATCGAGAAGATGGACTTGTCAGCAACGGAGAAGGAACGCTGGATAGAGTACATCAATCAGCAGCAACAGTCTCAGTCTCAGGAACAGGAAGAGATGAAGCAGGTTGAGATCGGTTTCAAGGATCGTGAGATCAAGGTTGACGAACAGAAGAACGTCATGGACTTCATGGTTGATCTAGCCAAGATCAAACAGATGAGTGAGAAAGACGAGAAAGCTATGATCACGAAGTTTAAAGGAATGGAAGTACAGGAACAGTCTACCATTCTGGGCATGGCAAAGGACTTCATAACACAGGCCGCTGATTCTGACGATGAAGGTAAGGCCGAACAGGATATGGAGTTAGACGCAAGAGCAGCGTCACAGGACTTAGCACAGGACTCCGCAGAATCGAGACAAGACCTACAACAGTCTAACCAGAAACACGAACAAGATATTAAGTTCGTGCGGGAGAAGAACGCAGTCCTCCTAAAGGTTATTCAAGCGAAGGCCGCACTAGAACTCAAGACTGCTGAGGCGAAGGCTGAGTTAGATCTTAAGACTGCTAAAGCGAAAGCTGAGCAGGATATTGAAATAGCAAAAACAAAAGCAGCGCAGATGAAAGCGCAAGGGGGAGATAAGAAAGATGGAGGAAAACCAAGTAAGTCCAGCGATGACAAGTAACTACGGTTGGATATGTCCGAGGTGCGGTAAAGTTCTAGCACCTTGGGTCAGTCAGTGTTTTTGTGACACACAGATGTACCCACCACCAGCCCAACCTTACACATGGACATGGACAACTAACGATACTTATAAAGGAGATGGGGGATATGCCAAAGGAAACTAAAGCTCTCATGCGTAGACGTAAAGGTTGGATCGGGTTCGTTCGAGCCTATCCTGAGTGGGTTAAGTCTCACAACTTTGAAGATATCGTATGGGACAAGAAGAGTAGATGTAAATCTACCGAGATAGATAAGATGGGTAAAGAAATACAGAAGTGGTAACATGGAGCCTCCGTCCATAACGGGAGAACAGGATAACCCGGAGTCTCCCCCCTCCGGGTACTCCTAAATCAAATAGGGGGTGGGCGAAAGCCAAGGGAGAGAGAAATGAGTGGAGAAAATGAAGGTAACGACCTGTTAGCGGATCTCTTAGACGACGAGATTAAAGCCGAAGCTGGCGAAGTGGACGCCCCTAACGCAGAAGAACTTAATATATTAAAATCACAAGTCGAAGAACTAACAAGCGCAAACGCAGGACTACTGAAAGCCAAACAAGCCGAGACACGTAAACGACAGGATTCATCTGATCGTTTGAATCAGCTTGAGGGTGCAGTAGGAACGATCCTGTCACAACGCCAACAGCAGGGCACAGCTTCTATATCAGAAGCAGAAGCTGCTGGTGCCAGAGCGCAAGGCATTCCGGTGCGATATGATGATGATGGTAACGGCTGGATCGACCAGTCCGCTATCAACACTTTAGTATCCCCGTATGAACAACGTATTAACGATCTGGAGACAAGACTCCAGCAAACTGATGCTAACGTAAATGCTTCCTCTAACGCAGAGAAAGTAATGGACGGTATCATCGGAGAGAACGAGCGATTTGGCCCTGCCAGTGGCAGATACCGGGCAGCTCGAAAATGGGTAGAAGATCAAGTCTTTGATTTTACACAAGCCAATGGTGTTAACAGGGTTCTCAGTTCTAGTGAAGCTCTAACGCATGTGTTCGATGAACATGTGAGTAATGAGTTCTCTAAACAATTTGAGGGCTTAAATCTGTTAGACATCGTGACGGCGGAAGATTCAGAGCAACACTTCCGCAGAATGTTAAACTCCGTGGCAGATGCCACGCCAAACAAAGACGATACAATTTTACCTACGCCCAAGGAAAAGATGGACAGCAGGTTTCAGAAGGTATTGGACAAGCCATCAACCCTTGGAAATCAAGCAAACGCTAAAGCTGGTCAGAGTTCTATCATGGAAAAGGTAGGATCTCTGAGTACTCAGGATATTTTGGACTTAGGTGAGGAGCAGATAGATACTCTCATGAAGCTTATGGGACAAGAATAACCGAGTAGAATAAGAATGATGGCTGCCAAAATTAAATACAAGGAGAAAATATTATGGCAGTAACAGCATTTGGAACAAGTGATGCTCAGACTATAAAACTTTGGAGTACCGTGACTATGCGAGAAGCTCTAAAAGCCACTATGATGAACAGGCTTATGGGTTCTGGTAAACGAGCGATAATTCAGCGTCTTACTGAGCTGGAGAAGTCCGCTGGTGATGTTATCAAGTATGATCTATTGATGCAGATGACTGGTGACGGTGTGACGGGCGACAATCGTATGCGAGACAATGAAGAAGCCTTGGTATACTACCAAGATTCTGTTTCTATTGATCAGTTACGTAACGCTCATGCTTTCAGGCGTATGAGTCAGCAGAGAACTCTGCATGACATGCGTATGGATGCTAAAACAAATCTGGCTGATTGGTTCGCCGGTAAGTTTGACACATACGGGTTCAATTACCTATGTGGTAATACAAATTTCAGTTTCGCTGGGAATACCCCAACCGATCCTGATAGCGCACATTACATCGTGTCTGGTGACGTAGCCCATTCTGGTACAATCGACACTGATGAAGGTTCTCTTGGCAACAACGATCAGATTCAGCTTGCTGACCTTGATTATGCTAAGGAAGCCGCAAAGACCTTGACTCCGCCTATCCGTCCTGCACAGTTCGAAGGTCAGGATTACTTCGTTGTAATCCTTCACCCGTACTCAGTGACAGATATTCGTTTGGATGTTGCTAACTCCGCTTATACGGATTGGCCTACTATTCAGATGTATGCGAATAAACGTGGTCTTAAGAATCCTATCTTTACTGGTGCCCTTGGAGTATATAATGGCATGGTACTGATGGAGAGCACATACCTTCCTGTTTTCAAGACAGCCGTAAGACGTAATCTGTTCTTGGGAGCACAGTCGGGCGTGTTCGCTATGGGTTCTGCTTACGATAGTATTGAGAAAGAACGTATGGGTAAGGACAACCTGATGTCTTGGTACGAGCAGACTGATGACTTTGGTAACGAGAAAGCCATCTCTGTCGGATCTATATTCGGCATGAAATCGACTCTGTTCAACAGCAAGGATTATGGTAAGTTGGTCATTACCTCTTACTCCGCTTCTCATAACGTGTAAGATAGTATAACAGGTCTAGCCCCGCCTTAAAGGGGCTACAGCGTAGCTCCCCTACGCTTAAACTAAATTAAGGCTAAGGAGAATAAATTTATGAGTACTTATAATTTTTATGATGGTAGTCTCGGAGCAATGAGACCCCAAAGGATCACGACACCTCGTGGTTTCAAGGGATTCATCCTTCGTAATATCATGGATACTACCGAACAGGATTTCGCCGTTGCTGCTGATATCGCTCAGATGCTATTGGTTCCGGCTGGCGTGACTGTGATGGGAGTAACATTTAATATTTTAACTGTAGACGTTGGGGCTTCGGTCTTGAGTCTAGGTGTCACCACAACTGATGCAGACCGCTGGGGTAGTGCTATGGCTACTACAACAGGTGGTTCTATCACACCGACTGGTGGCCCACCCTTTAAACCGATGTACTTTGCATCGGCGGATACTATCGACGTTCTCTCTGACGGTGCGGCTGTAATTACCACCCTCGTTGCAGAAGTGATAGCTGTATGTGTGGATTCAAATCTAACAATAGACGCTGGCGAACAAATCGTCGGTGGTT